TGGCGCATACGCTCGAGCTCCCGGTGGTAGTCCGTCTGAGAGATTGCCGTCGTATTTTCAGAAGACCGAATCACCAGCCCTCCATTGTCAATCTTTACGTAGAGGCTTGGCATGAGCTCCACCATAGTCCACCACGCCGTAGCCTTGCGGACGTAGTTCTCGACCAGCGTGAGGTAGTTCCCTGCGAGGGTCCCGCCGGAAATCTTCGTCCGCAGAGCGTCGTACAGGTCGGAGCCGAGATAGATCTGTACGTTCTTGTCCTGAGCAAGGATTACAGCCTGCGAGATATAGTTCTCGTCCACGGCCCCGTTGAGTTGTGTCACCCGCTTGAGATAGTTCGGGTTCACGAATAGTACTTCTGCCATTATCTCGGGGTTGTGAATTTGCGAGGTTTCAGGAATCCGCGGTTCTTCATATCTCGTGGGCGCTGTGCCACCTTGCGGTCGTTTTCTTCGAGGCGGTTGTCCTTCCTTTCTTCGGGAGGAAGCGACCGGATAATCCGCTGCGCTTCGTTTACGGAGATGAGCCCGTTATCCTTCTTCAGGTACGTTTGGCGCATCCAGAAATGACGGCACGAGCCGCCTCCCTTGTAGAGCCAGATATCGTAGGTCTCCGCTCCTTCAGGTCCCCAGCCCGGGTTGACCGCTTGCCTTCCGGCTTGCACGATATCCTCCTTGCGGTAGACCTTCATCGAGTCAATCATGCGTCGGCAGAAGTCCCGGCTCTTCGAATCTGAGAGGGTCGTAGGAGCGTACGCGTACCGTACTCGCACGATATCATTGTCCTGCGAAGATTTGGCCGAAGGGTTATTCCGCAGGGCACGAGCGAAGCTCCACAGCGCGTCGTGAGCCTCTTCGCGATCGTAATCCACCTCCCGCTCGTCAATCAAAATCCAGTCCTCCCCCATCTCCTCCCCGCAAGTCTCGAGGTACTCCACAGCCCCGTCGAGGTTGACGTGTTCCGCATGAGAGTAAAGAGCGCTGGTTTCCGGCCCCGTTACCGGGTTAGCTGTAGTCGCCGCTACGGAGTTAAATAGACGCTCGGCTGCCTCCGGCGGGAACTGCAGCATCGTAATAAGCAACTGTATACCTTGTTCCTCCGTGAGCTGCCCGCTTTGTACAAGGGTAATAATCTCAAGCGCGGAAGTCACCTGAATACCGGTGTACGATTGCTCGACGTTTGCTTCCTCTACCGCCTCCGCACCTGCCATAGTTGACGGTACTCCAGACGCATTTAGAAGGGATTTCGTTGTCTCCTCTAAAAGCATCCGATACGGCTGAATCACTTGCTCGTCAAAAATCGCGGCCGACTCCACAAGCTCCGAACCGGCTCCACCCAACTTCCCCGCCACCATCACGCCGAACATCTGCGGGTTCGTCACCCGGTGGCCTATCATAATCTTCGCTGTGGTTTCCTCAGAGAGGAATTGGTACTGCTTATCTGCGTCCGAAAGAGCAAAGGGCTCAATCGTGGGGGCCCGATCGGGTTCATCCGAGAAGGTCATCCAGAACTTCCCCGCGTTCTGCGCTCCAGCGGCTTGGTTCTCGATATCCCGGCGGATCATGCGGCGTTCCTCGTCCGAAGGAATCCCGTTCTTAAAGTGAATCGCAAACGAGGGAGAGAGGCCGTTCTTGATATTGTTGATGTGGAAGACCGAAATCTCCTTCTCGAGCTCTATATAGTTGATAGCTCCGATATAGTCCGGCTTCGGGTAGTAGTAGGAACCTACCGAGAACGGCTTCATGTACAGAATCTGCGTCGGGTACTCGTTCTTGGTGTCTGGATTGAACCGCGCGATAGGAGTCGGCTCCTGCCGCTTGTCCATCCAGTCCCTCGAGTAGTAGTACCAGTCGACTACCTCGTTCTCGTCGCAGAACCCGGAGCGTACGTTCTCGAACGGCAGGTGAGAGATATTCGCGATTGTGGTCCGGTCGAGACTCCAGTTCACCTCCAGAGCGAAACCGTTCTGGATTTTCAGATCGATAGCGCACTTCCGGAGTTCGGAATCGAGGTCCCACTGTGCTGCGAGGAGCTTCGCGTTGAGGTCGGCAGGCTCGAAGCCTTCGCCGAAGATCATCATTGCGATAGTCGTGCAAAGCGCGTTGTGGGTCGGGCTCGCGTGGTAGAGGTCTACCAGATACTGCGGGTAGAGGTTGTCGTCCCCGTAGTTCACCCAGTCCCCTTGCGTACCCTCGCGGTAGGATTTGGGTACGTAGCTCGCGAGGTTCACGGACTCTACCCTTCCCGGATTTCGAGGGGCTGTTATTCTTTTACTCGTTGCCATAGAAAATCACGTTATCGTCAAGGGAGATAGTTGGCAGGGAAACAATTCCCGCGCCGGGAACCCGCAAAGTACCTTGTTCTACCAGAGCCACCACCGCGGCGTTTAGAGGGTCTTTGTTCGTGCTGGAGTTCTGGACGTACACGAAGTAGTCGTAGTCGCCCGATTCAGTCAGGAGGACGTTGTTCGTCGTGGTCGCGTTCGTAGCTACGTCGATTTTCGTGTACCGTGGATTGTCGGTAATCACGTACCCGACGAAATAGAAGTCCTCTTGGCTCATCCTGTGCACCAGCTTAAACAGGTAGTGCGTGTACGTGTAATCCCTCGCCGCGTCCTGAAGCGTCAAGTAGATACTTTGGGTACCGCTATTCGAGTTTAAGTACAGCATCTCGAGGAATTAGGTGTGCTTCGGGAACTATCTCGTCAAGGTCGTAGTTCTCCGGGCTGTACTTATAACGCGCAAACGCGCTAACATTAACCGAACTCTTTACATCTGCGACGGTTGGGGTCTGGCTCCAGAAAGGCTCCACCTTCGTCTTCTCCCATACGTGCATACGAGAGCACCCGTCGAGGCCTACGTTCCGGTCCGTCCACATCACAGGCACCTTGTCCACTATCCTCCGGCTCATGAACCGTCCAGCCCCCGAAGCGTATCCACGAAATAGGGTCCCTTCTCGCGTGTCCGCGCGGAACATATAGATGTTTCTGGATCCTGCGAACTCGTGTTCTGCCATGAGCTCGAGGATATGCGTCCCGCCTCCGGGAAGGATGAAGTCGTCGGAGCCGAGCTGAAGCATCCAGTCCCAGTCGGCCCCGCGCATCCAGTCGAGAAGTTCGTTGTTCTTTGTGCCCAGACGCTCGTTCTCGAACCACTTGTAGTTCCACCCGTATTCCTGAGCCAGCTCCTCGTGTTCGTCCTCCGAGACCGCGATATACGGAACCAGCTCCGCGCCACCTTCGGTGAACTCCTTTTGAATCCTTTTGATTCCTTCGTAACAGGCTCGCGTGAGATCGAGCCGCTTCCATACGGGTATGTGTAGTGCGATTTTCATTCGTAGGTGTGGAATATAGCAGTCATATCTGCGGCTTGCGTTTGCTCCCAAATCGTGGTCCCTTTAGGCGGCGCGATATATCCAAAGTAGTCCGCTGGATGCCGGAGTGCATAGGCGCGAACGTCAAGGCGTTTCATCTGCCCGTACACGTACAAGTCGGCCCGGTTCCAGTCATGGTTTGGATGGAATTGCTTGTAGATATCTTCAGGGTAGTAAGCTACACCGGTGCCCGGGATATCTACGCGTACGTTTTCGTCGTTCCTGCGTAGGCAGTGAACCACGTTCTTGCAATCGGTCCAGTAGTCGCGTACGCGGTCGGGTACAATCTTCCCGTGATGAGTTAGAATCACGTCCCGAAACAGCTCCGAGGTAGCCACGAAATCCGCGACGTAGGTAGAGGGATAGATGAGGTCGTCGTCCAGCGTGAGGAAAGCCCGGTAGTTTCCGAACGGCCAAAAGAACTTTCCCCGATCTCCGAGGTTCTTCCCGTAGTGCCATACCTCTATCTTCTCGTCTAGGAGCTCTGCGGGAATAGAATCGAACCCGTTCAAGCAAAGGAAGAGGCGGTCCACCTGCGGGAGGATGCTCTGGACCGAGAGGAGCGATTCCGGGAACCTATCCGGGAGCATCGCCATACCTGCGTAAATCATACTGCAAAGAAAAGGCCCCGCAGTACGCGAGGCCCGTTCTAACCAAAACAACCACCCTTAAGTCTCCTGCGTGTACGTGAGGTTCGTCGTAGCCGTAATGACCGGTGCGGGAACTTTCTCGCGTGAGGTGAAGGTAAGCGTGTATCCGTGGAGGTCTCCCATAGCAGCACCCGTAACGATCGTTCCGCCGGTTCCTTCCGCGCCGTTCTTGTAGCCCATCAAAAGCTTCTCGCCGTTCATCGTTTCCACAATGATAAACAGACGAACCTTCATCAAGTCTGCAAGCTCCGCGCTTACTGCGGCCTCCATCTTTGGAATCGTAACCTCGAGCACTTGCTCGTAGAATACCGAACCGTTCTCTACGCTGGCGTTGATAGTTTGAGTAAATGAGGCGTTGTTACGCGAAAGCTCGAAGCCGTAGAAAGTAATCGCCTCTGCAGCTCCCGACAAAGCTCCAGAGGTAGGAGAAGCGGCCCACTTCGAACCGTCCTCGTCGAACGGAGCCGTCCAGAATTTGCGAACGCCACCGATGGCGTCCTTACAGGGGAAACCCCGTCCCGAAATTGTGATAGAACAAGCCATGAGTTTCAATTTAAGGACAAAAGAGAGGGGCCGAAGCCCCTCCCCTTAATCCGGGTTTCTATTACGTGGTCCGGCGGAGCAAGCCGTACGAGTTGTGATCCACAACCTGCGTACCGAACGCGAACTTCATGATAACGCGGGTAACGTCGTCACCGGTTACGTCGATGAGATCGAGAACACGGGCCTCCGTCAAGTCCGTGAGGAGGTTCGTACCTGCGTACAAGTTCTCCGGGCGAGAGATGAGGAGCGTGTCATTCGGGAAACCGGCCGGAGTGACAACCGTGTAGCCTGCGTACTTGTCAGCCATCCCTTCTGCCAAGTAGGGCAGGTTGTAGGTAGCAGCCAAAGCGGAGTAGTACAAGGTCTTGGAGCCGCGGCTCATGTAGATTACTGTTTGCGGGTCACCCTTCAGGGCCGGAGGGCAGTTCGTCGTAGCCAAATTCTCCAGCTTCGAAAGGATGTTAGCAGCGGTCAGAGCACCCGTCAAGTTTGCTTCGTAGGTCGGAGAAGCCAAAACCATCTGGCGAAGCAGACCGTTGAACAGCGTGTGGGTAGCGTCCGTAGCCTGACCCGCATCGATGTTGTAGTTACCCTGCCAGATATTGAACTCGATAGCTTCTGCAGCACGCTTTGCGACGTACTGCCCCGCGGCAGCCTTCATGTCCGCCGGAGCGGTAGCAGCAGCGCCCACCATTTGCTCAGACTCCCACGCCATGTGGAGGTCTTTGTTGCAAATCTGGTCGTTGATTTGGAGATCCGTCAAAGAGAGCGCCACATCCTCAAGAGCCAAAGCCGTGCTGGTCGTGAAGGTGCAGGTAGCCGCAGTAATTGCAGAACCGGAGAACTTCCGCAGCTGTGCGCGGCCCCGGACGTTGTTCAGGACGGTGACGTAGTTATTCGCAATCGTGTCCGCCGCGAGGATAGCGGGAGCTACGTACGGAAGGGCTTGCTTCCCTACGTAGTTGCTCGTGATAGCGGCGTTTGCCAAGTTATACTGTTGAGACATTTCAGAGAAATTAGAGATTCATAAAGTGTGATTGGATAGCGGCGACGCGCTGATCCGTGGAGAGGTTCGTGAGGTTCAAGGCTTGACGTTCGCGGCGGGCCGGAGCCTTCGGAAGAGACGGGGTAGCTGCTTTCGCGAGCTTCTGGATTTCGGCTTCTTTCTTTCCGAGTTCTTTCTTGAACTGCTTCGAAAGGGTCGTAGAGGCGGCCTCTACAGCGTCATGAATCATTTGAGCCACTTCCTCGCGAGTCAGAGCGTCTTCGCTCATCTTCTCCTCGTCCTTCTTGGCTTCTTCTGCGGGTGCTGCCGGAGCTTCTTCAGGCATCTCCCACGTGTTCACCTTCCCGTCTACGACGGTAAACTCGATTCCGTCCTCGAGCGTGTACTCACCATCGGGGAGAGGGATTTGCTCGCCCTCGTCATTGACGACGAAAACATCTACACCTACCGCCCACTCTTCAGCGGCGGTTTGGATTTCTTGGCCACCCTGAAGTACAGCCGTAGCCAAAGAGACTGGAGCCTCTTCAGCCAGCATAGCCGAGTACTTGTTAAACAGGGCCGCCACTCGTTCTTGAATATTCATGAGAGATGGGTTTAAGCAATTAACCTTTTAAGCTTTTGATTTTTGACACGGCTTCAGAAATAATGGCCTCCAGCTCGTCTACGAAGGTCTCCGCAGAGAGCTCGGGGATAGCCGAGAGGTCCACCTTCCGCGTGAAGAACCCTTCGATTGAAAAGCCCTTGACCTTTCCTTCTTTGACCCACTCGTTCCAGATTGCTTCCGAGTCGACCTTCATCGAAACCATCCACGTACCTACGGGAACGTTCAAGCCGTACATCCGAGACTTGTCTTGCTCCCCTTCCACGATCCACGATTCGATTACGGTAGTTCCATTTACGGGAACCTCGTGCTCAAGGGTCGCGCGGCTCTGGTTGCCCGCTTTGAAATAGAGCTCCATTGCTTTCCTTACCGTCTCTTTCGAGAAGTAGATGTGGAACTCCTCGTCTCCCCTTTTCCGGTAGATTGGCTTGTCAGGGATGAGGGCCGGCCCGAGGAGGATGCGGCGGTCTGCGTCTACCGTCTGGAAGTGATACTGAGCCGAGAGAGCGACCCAGTCCGTCTCAATCGCGGGCTCTTCTACCAGCGAGATTGCTTGGATGCCGTAGGTGTCGGCTTCCTCGTCGATTACAAGTTCAAAGATTTCCATTAGCCTACGAGGGATGCCTGATCCCGGAGTTTTTGGTTTGCCTGCATTGAATTATTCACGTCCGAAGCAAGGACGTACGAACGGAATCCGGACGTTTGAGAACCCTGCATGAACGAGAGGTCGAGCTGTGGAGGTCCGGCAGTTGAACCACCACCACCCCCACCCGGAGGAGGAGGAGGAGGAGGGCCCGGGCTCTCGAATTGAGATTTGGCGATAGCTGCGATTTGAGCAGCGCCCGCCGCCGCTACGGTAGCCGTCTGGATTATTCGGAGGATTGTCGATGGCTGCGTCTTGTCCGTGAGAGCCGTCGTGATACCCTCCGCCGTGTTTATGATAGCGTTCGCGAGGGAGATACTTTTCGAAAGCTTGAAGTTCCGCTTTGCCCGCTTCTCGTTGTTTTTGTCTTGGCCGTCTTGGAGCGCGGTTACAAGGTCGATAGCCGCAGAAGCGAAGTTTACCGCTACGCGTGCGCGGTCCGCTTGAATCTTTGTGTAGTCACGGAGTAGGCTATTTTCGGAGGTTTGAATCCTGCCGCTGTTATTGATAATCGTCCGGGTTGTGTCGTTCGATATTTGCTCAACCCCTTTTAAACCCTTTTGTAGGGCCTCATTCGTTTCGTTTAAAGTCTTAGCCTGTGCCAGTGCCGCCTCGTGTATAGCCATCTGAGCCGCGAGAGCGGCAGCCGCTTGCTCGGCTTGCAGTGCGTTGATCTTGTTCTGGAGGTTCGTTTGAACAGAAGTAGATTCTTGTCGGAGGTTGTACACCTCTGCCTCCAGCTGAGCAAGCTCCATGAGCTCCTCATTCGTCGCGTGCGTTGTAGAAAGTTGCTCCTTCCGAATCCTGAACTCTTCTTGAGCTATCCTAGTACGCTCCCGAAGTAATCCGGACTCCAGTGCCGCGGCTTGTTTGGCTGCGTTAATCCTCGCGTCAATGCTCAACGTAACGTCTTCCGAAGCCATCTTCAGCCGCTCAATCTCCGCACGCTGTTTAGCAGTCTCTACGATAATTGAACGCTGAGCTGCCCCGAGTCTTTGGGTGGCCTCCGTGAGCTTGTCGATTATTGCTACCTCTCTTTCGATCTCGTCGCCGATTCCTTTCATAGCCGCGGAAGCTTGCTCCGCAGCTGCTGCCCAGTCCCCTTTGAAGAACTTTACTACCGCGCCTCCCAGTTGCGCTATCCTATCTAGAACAACGTTGAAAACGGCTTTCAGTCCGTTCATCGCTTTCTCTAGCATATCGGCACCTTCCGCCGTACGCATGAAGTAAGCAGCCAAAGAACCCACAGCCACGACAATCGCGCCTACTCCGGTGCTAATTAGGGCTACCTTAAGGAGCCCCATTGACTGAACGAGGGTCCTAGCTCCGGCGACTGATTTCACCAAACTCGAGGCGAACCCTCCCGTCACTCGGTCAAGGGCCCCTACCGCTTCTTGACCGGTTTTGCCTAGGTTGTCTACGGCTTTTTCCGCGGCCTCAAAAGCGTCGTCTAGGGCAGACGTGTCAGCCTTAATCTTTACTACTACCTCGTCCTCACCTTTCTTCTTAGCCATGACTCCAGAGAATGATTTTCACCAGCAGGTAACCGAGTGCGCCGTACCACCCAAAGAAGACCAGAGAAGCCAAAACCGCGTCTAGGATTTTCACCCACCGCGGCTTCCCCGGCTGCCTCAAAAGATGGAAAGCATCGATAATGTAACCGAAGTCCTTGCACCCCTTTACTTGGAATTGGTTCATGGCTGGTAACAGTAGGCGGTAGCCGCGTCGTAAACGAATCCATACCGCTCGCAGCAGGTGCGGTTGACGGTGAAGATTCCCGATCCGGTGGAGGTCGTGAACTCAATCCTTCCCGTCCTTCCTGTAGCCGGGAGGTAGGTGCAGTCCCGCATTGTTCCGAGCACCTTCAGAAGCTTTACCTGTACCGTTCCTTCGCTCGTGGGGTCGTATCCGGAGATTTCAAGAATCCTCCAGTAGGTGTTGAAGAGGTAGATTTTGTCGGACCACTCGAACGTAGAGATATCGAGCGTAGAGAGACGGAAGTGGGCCGTGAGAAGCCGAGCGTCGGAGGAATAGAGCTGGTTCGCGTATTGCTGCCAGTACTTGTTGTAGAGCGTGTCGTAGGGGTTAGCGGTAATAGAAAAGAACGGAAGCTCAATACCGAACATGAGCGAGTCGGCTGTTACGTCCGCGTCTTCGGTGTTGTTCGTGTCGAACTGCCCGAAGAAGGGCATATCTACGCTCGTAGGGGTTCCGGAGTTATCTATACGGACCGTTAAAGGAAGCTGCCCGTTCCAGAACGCCAGCCTAGGCTTCGTCTCCTCGATTACCGGGTTGTCCGGATCATTCGAAAGCAGCCTGTGTATGTTGAACGGAGTACCCGGGATATAGGACGTGATAAACGGAGCAAAGCCAGATTCGATTCTTTCGTCTCCGCTCGCGAAGTCGTTCTGAGGGTCTAGAATCTCATGCTGCCCGTACGTCCTCCCGCCTCCTTGGATAGCTTCGCTGATAAAGTCCTCCCCTTCCGAGTGGGTCCACACGTACCGCTTCTTCTGGAGGTCTGCGGTAGGTGTGATAGAGAGGTCCATGCTCATATCGATTTTGCCGGTCCAGTCCTTCACATCTCCCGTAGCCATGTAGTCCGTAAAGGGCTCGATGTATATCTTCTTCGGGTTGACCTTGTCGGGGATAAAGACGAGGTTGAAGCACTTCTGTAG